AACGATTTGACATTGATACTGCTTCTTTGACTTCATCAGAAGTCATTTTACTGTAAAGAGAATCGGTTTGGAAAATTTGATCTAGTTCAGGATAAAGTGGCATGGTAATATCAAATGAAAATTAACTTTCCAAATTATAATAGGTTATTCAAATCTTGTCAAGCCATAAAAAAGGACCTCCGAAGAGGTCCCATGAAACCATGTGAAAAGAGATCACATTAGGTTCTTAACAGTTACACGTCTGTAGTAACGGTTGGAGTTAGTGGTTAGTCCACCGAGACCCTGGTTGGTGCCTTCTGCGAATGGGTTAGCAACTAGACCATAACGGGTCTTGAAGCCAATCTTAGGCTGGAAGGTGTTCTCACCAACTGCACGTACCATCTGGAGAGGTACATATGGGCAGTAGAAGAGACCTGCGTCATAAGGTGAAGAACCCTTATAACCTGCAACATAATACTGGTTAGCAGCATTGTTTGCAGAATATGGATCGATGTATACACGGAACTTACCGAGTAGAGTACCAGCAAAGGTGTTGCCAGTGTCATCGACGTTGAGGTTTGCGTTGAGTGCTGGGGTGTAGTCTAGAACACCAGCCATTGCTAGTGCAGAAGCAACGTCTGCAGAGCACATGATGATGTTGCCCTTTCCTCTACGAGTTCTTTGTGCGATCTGGTTAGCATCACGCTCGATTTGGAAGAGTAGACCCTTGAACTTCTCAACAGACCAACGACCGTTGGAGTCGATGTCTAGGTCGAACTCACCAGCAGTTGCGGTGTTGACGGTAGCACCTTGCTCAGCAACCTTGTAGATGGTACGAATGACTTCACGGTTGATCTCTGCAAGAATCTCAGTAGAGAGAATGTTTGCGAGTTCAGCCTCAGCATTCAGACCATGGATTGCCTTGATGTCTTGTGCTAGTTCTAGGGAGTACTCAGCTTTGAGTGCTCTGGACTTTGCAGTCACAGTAACTTTCTCGATGCTGAATGCCATCTCGTTGAACTGATCAGAGACGCCGAGGTTCTCAGCATCATCAGTTCTCATGCCCTGACCAACGTTATATGCTAGTTCGTCAGCAGTTGCGGTTGGGTTGAGGACGGAAGGATTGCTACCAGTCTGTGAGGTAGTACCCATACCAGAAGCAACACCAGACATGCCAGAGGTGTTGTTGAATCCAGAATCCTGTCCAGAGAATGCAGTATCTGCTTCGTTGAACAGTGCTTCGGTTCCGCTCTGGTTGGTGTAGCGGGAACGCATTGCGAAGATGAGTCCAGTAGGACCACTCATTGGCTGAACACCTGCGAGGTCATATGCGACCAAGTTAGGCATAGAGCGTCTGATTAGTGAAATCAGAACTGGGTCGAAACCTGCAGTAGGACCTGCAGCTGCAGATCCACCTTGGAATCCGTCAGAACCAACTGCGTTGGTTGGTGCCTCAGCAAGGAAGGAGCCAGAAGAATTAAATGCGTTCTGCTCTCTTAGGAATTTCTCTTGGTTTTCTAGCAGGACTGCGGTAACTGCTCTCTTATGGGAATCTTGAATAGTGTCAAGACCCTGGTGATCGAGAACGGGTGCCCACTTCTCCTGCAATTGCTCGGAATTGAACATTGCGGTTTACCTATAAAGTGTTTGTTTTTGTTTGATTAATATTAAATTCAGTTTTTAGCAAATGAAGAGAGTGTCTTCAGGTATGCTGCCATAGATCCAGAAACTACTTCTGGAGCAGCATCAGAACCTTCGGATAGTGTCTCAGTTTTTGCTTTTAGAACTGCCTTGGTAGAGAAATATGATTCTCTCAGCATTTCCAGTTTTTCACGATATTTTTCTTCACTTTCAAACTCAACACTTTCAGCAAGTGAAGCGAGCTTTTCCTTCTGTGTCTCGGCGAGACCACCAGAAACTTGATCAAGAATACCCTCAGCAACAGCCTCTGCGAGTCTGGAGTTTAGGGAAACATTCTTCTCAATCTGCTCGTTGAGTTTAGTCTCCATTTCATCAAGTTTTTCTACCATGCTATCAATTACATTGTATTTTTCTTCAGGGATAGTTACATAATGTGCTTCAAAAAGATCCTTCATTCCAGTGAGGAAGGATTCAGTCATTTCAGTCTTAAGTGCATGTTCGATTGCGAGTTCGTTCTCGGACATCCACTCATCTGCAACGTACTCTAGATAAGAGTCAACACGTGCAGTTAGACCTTCTTGGATTTCTACTATTTCTTCAAGTAGTTTTTCTTCGTATTGTGCTTCTAGTTCTTCTTTGATAGTTGCAACCTTTGCATTGATTGCTGTTTCAAAGATAGTACGTGCTTTTTCTTGGAATTCTTCGGAGAGTTCCTCACCTTGGAGAAGAGCATTTACATCCTCTTCCATATTATATTCAGCAACAACTTCTTCTTCAGCAACTACCTCATCAGTTGTTTCTTCATCTTCGGTGACAACTTCTTCTTCAGTAGTTTCTTCTTCAGCAACCACTTCATCAGTGATTTCCTCTTCTTCTTTCATACCTTTTGGCATAGCATCTGCTTTACCAGCAGACTTAGTAACAACATCTCTAACTTGCTTGAGTGTTGCACCTGGCTCTTTTAGTTTTGCTGAATCGTCGTCAGACTTATAATTCTCGGGGGTAGGACCACCAAGATCTTCTACAGAAGCAAGTTGGGTTCCAGGATCTGCCATTTTTGGCATTGGATCTGCACCAGCAGCTCCAGCATTAACAGCAGTTTTGGATTGCTTAGTGCCTGCTTCCATTTCCTGTAAATTGTTGTCACTAGACATTTGTAACTCTCCGTTTATCTTTTAGTTTAGATTAACTATATTTATTTATAAATTAAAATATTTTATGTAAGAAGCACTACTTATAGACTATTGAGGAAGTCGTTGAAGAGACTAATCTTATGTTCTTCAAGTGCTCTTTGATCAACTAGGGTGTTAATTCTACGTGCAGTTTTTGCTGCAACTTGTTCACGAAGGATACCACCTTCCCAAACCCATTCTTTACCTTCCATGATTCCCTGAACAAATGCATCAGGTGCAGATGGATCAGCAACAATATCAGCAGCAGTTGCTAACATAAAGTCTTCACCAACTTCTTGATATCCTTCTTTTGTTGGACGGAGTGAACCAATACCTCTGGAAGAAACACCGAGACATACACCTTCTTTAAGAAGAGACTCAGCAATCTTACCCATTGGTGTTGATAGGATTTGTGCCTTACCAATGAAGTCATTTCCCTTTTGCTCAAGAGAAACGATTTTATGAGAAACACGGTCAAGGTTAATGGTTGGACCATCTGGATGACCGAGTTCACCTAGAGCACGACCTTTAGAAATATGCTCATCAGCATATCTCTTTACTTCACGTTCCATTACGGAACGACGATACACTCTACCGTTGCGATTCTTTTGCTCGGTTTGAAGGAAAGGACCCTGAATATAAAGAAGTTTCTTACCGTTCTTTTCTTCGGTAATAACCTCTACCTTTTCTATCTCTTCTCTAATTAGTTTCATTGTAAAAACTGATCTTTATTTATTATTTAGTTTTCTTATCCTTCTATGGATACTGCGCTGCATCTCAGAGATGAAGATCCACCTCCAAGATATTGACCTGCTTCTTTTTTAATATAAAGAGATTCTTGTGGACCCACTGCATATCTTGCAACAACATCAGTTCCAGATGCATCATTAGCTACTCTAAAATTTTGACCACCAGTAGAATAACTAACTACCCGAACATAAACTGCATCGTCAATAGTGCTGTATGTTGTTGGTGTATGAAGGGTTGTCCCTTTTAATTTAATTGCTCTATGATCCATTATTCTCTAGGGGATATTGGTGATGCATAAACTGATCCACTAGATGCAGAAATAAACTCTGCTGGATCTTTTTTAACAACAAAAGACTCTCCAGGTGCAATAATAGTCTTTCCCACGTTGGTGCTGTCATCATTTGCAGTTGTTCTTACTCTCACATCATAAGCAGTGGTATTTGAAATATTTGTAACTCTGACATATGTAGCACTATCACAAGTACTATCATTGCTACTACCTAACTGAAAATAATCTGAGTTTAAAGATTTAAATGGTCCCATTGCCATTGCTACTACTCCTCCATTGGTGCTGATTCATCCGATGAATAACCAGGGTCACTATTATCTAGTGGCATATCATTAGTGTCTGTAAGTGGATATTCTTCTTCCATATTTATTCCTCCTCAGACTCTACTTCAGTCTCACCAAAAACCCCATTCCCAATAGATGGTTTCAAAGCATCAATTTTTTCTGCACTTTTTGCAAAGAGCATATCCTTAATTCTGTCACTAATATTAGTTGGTGACTCATCTTGAAGGATCATATCCATTAAATCGTCCATGATTTTAATTTAAGTAACGTTTTTATTTATCAGATCTCAGCATCTTTGAGATCTTTTGCACCAATTTCAGGTGCTGCAGTTGCTTGAGCATCTGCTTCCATATCAGGTTCCATTATTGGTTGACCTAAATCACCACCTTCAGGTGCAAATGGCATTCCTGTTGCTGGATCAATTGTTGCAGGGTCTGGAATAATTCCTGCTTTAATTTCTTTTTCGATAAGTTTATCTTGCTCAATAATTTCTTCATCAGTTTGACGAAGGATCTTTCTTCTCAGGTAATCTTGAGAGAAATACTTTCCGACATATGGTTCTGCAGTTGCAGCCATATTAAGTCTTTCAGTCATCAACTCAGTTTCTTTAAGTTCTGAGAAGTGGTTATCGTATAGGAAATCATACTGAATATGCTCACTCATCAACTCCCAATCTTCAGGAGTAACAATATTCTTAAGAATAAGTTGAGTTTTAAGCATATCATTGAACATATTTGAGAATCTTTTTCTCAAACGTCCAACAAACTTTGTGAACTTGAGTTCGTCTCTTAAAATTTCTGAAGAACGACCAAGATTGAAACCACTATCACCATCCATTCTTGATGGTGGAACATTAAGTGATTGATAAAGTTTTTTCTTAAAGTAATCAATATCGGTGATTTCACCAAGATTTTGACCACCAGGTAGAGTAGAAATTTCAGTTCCTCTACCACCTTCACGTCTTGGTAGCCAGAAATCTTCTAGCATACTCATATATTTTTTATCATCACGAATCTCACCAGTACCCGCATCATATACGAGTTTGTTACGATATCTACTCATAACATCACGTAGATATTGTTCTGCTTTCTGCTTGGGTAGATTACCAACATCAATGTAGAAAATTCTACGTTCTGGTGCTCTGGATAATCTGTAGATGACCAGAGAGTCCTCGATCATTCTAAGTTGATTGAGGGACTTGATTGCCTTATGAAGATATGATAGAGTTGATCCCTTATTTCTATCTACTAGTCCAGAGGTGCAATAAGAGATTGAATCCTTTGCAATCTTTACACCCTTGGAATCATTCATTCCACCAACTGCCTGGTTTGGATATTGAAGTTTTGGAGTATACATGAAGTATTCTTCAACTTCAGGAAACACATAATCCATTGGATCTTCAGTGTTCTTCCGTACTAGAATACCTGGGTTCTTATTATCCTTTTTAGTCTTACGAACATAACGCATCTTCATTGCGTCGATGTAACGTAATTCTTGAATACCTTCTTGAGGGTTTTTGAGATCAATTACCTTGTGATAATATAGTCTTCCATCAATATACCAATTCCTATAGATTTCATGACACTTCTTATCAAAATCCAATAAATCTAAAATAGTTTTAAATTCTTCACGAATTTTTTTCTTAATACCATCACTGGCATTTAGATTTGATAATTCAATTTTTACGGGTGAATCATCAGAATCAGAAACAATAGCTTCATTTACAATATCTTCGATTGCACTATCTACCTCAGGATGTAGAGACATTTCTCTATATCTTCTAAGTAGATCAAACTCCGTTCTATAAACACCTTCTATATCAACGTAAGATCCAAAAAATCCCGTACTTAAATAATGGTCAACCCCGTCCTCATTATTTGGAGGAACGGGGGAGACTACTGACGGTGACTTTGGGTCTGAATCTTCAATTGAA